TCTGACATTGTTGTTGACGATTTTAAGGACTTGTTTGTTCGTGATTTTAAGTACGCTATCGCAAGCGGTGAGACAGTCTCTTTGTATGATTGTCAAAAATATTACGTTATGGATAGCGACATAACACGGGCGTTCAATGAGGCAACCATTAACTTCAATGAGGGGTTATTTTCGGATGATACCCAATTGAAGATAATGTTTTTGTACCTTGCTGCTCATTACCTTGTGAACGATTTGAATACATCGTCGCAGGGGATGGGCGGTTCTAGCTCTTTCCCGGTATCGTCTAGGTCAATCGGTGGTGTATCGGAATCATACTCGATACCACAATGGATGCTGAACGATCCCATATTGGGAGCATATGCAACAACTAGATATGGTCAAAAATACATATCACTGTTGAAACCGCTTTTGATTGGTAATATGGTAGTCGAAGAAGGTGCTACAACGCCGTGGTGAAAGATGTTTAATGTCAAAAACAGTTTTAAAATACGACAAAACATCACTCGATAATCTTCAGAAGTTTATCGATGCTAACCATTATGTGAAAATTGGTGTCCTATCTATCTCACAAAAAAGACCAGCCGATAAAAATTCCGGGAAATCGATTGATGCTGTAGTTCTAGCCGCGGTTCATGAATTTGGATCTCCAAGCCGTAAAATCCCTGAACGATCATTTTTACGCAAGACGATGGCCATGAGAAAAAAAGACTTCAATGATTTTTTCGATACGGGCAAAGACAAAATAATGAAGCTAATCATGGATGGTAACGGGGATGTTTTTTTAAACAAGGTAGGGGCAAAGTGGGTGGGATATGTCCACGAAACCTTTGCAGCGCAAGGGCCGGGCTGGGATAAGTTATCAGATAGACGCATTGCTGAACGTAGCGTAACCGGTAGAGCTAAAGGCAATAAAGATCCCGAAAAGCATTCGATTCTTTGGGACACGGGCGCAATGTTGCGCTCCATAATCCATGAGGTAGTCTAATGAATAATCAACTACCAAACATGAATGCAGCAGTTATGTCTTGGGCCCAAGAAACCCGTGTATTCATCTCAGCAAAGCGAACACAAGACTATAAAGTAGAGGAATCATATTTCGAAAAAGTAGTTAAAATATTTCGTGTACCAACTGGACAGGCTCTTGAGATGAAACCAGAAGGGCAACGTAAATGGAATACTGAGATTTTGTATTCTGATAATGCTTTGGATCTCAAGGTGGATGACATCATAATTTTTGAATGCAAAGAATCACAAAAATTCAGGGTAATGAACAAAACAGATTGGAATCAATTCGGATTTGTTGAATACAGAATTACGAGCACATACTTATGAGAGTCACACCTCAAATAATCTGCGACATCATCAAGGCTGGCATGTCTCTCAAAGACGATCAGATATGGATTTATAATCAGCGCAGATCGATACCAGAGGACAAGAGGCTTTATGTCACTGTTGGTATCATGTCAATGAAGCCTTATGGTAATAATAAAAAATTCAATGCAACAACTTATAATGATGAATTAAGCCAATACTTCCAAGAAACACTATCAATCAATTTAATGAGCTATACAACGGAATGTCTTGAGAGATATGCGGAAGTTTTAGGCTCTCTCATCTCAACATATAGCCAACAAGTACAAGAGGAATTTGCTCTGAAAATAGCAGAGACACCAACTGGTATAAACGATGTGTCTGCGATAGAGGGTACAACTTTACTAAATAGGATCGTCATAACATTGCCGGTACTGCGTAAATACAGTATGCTTATTGCAGCAAATTATTACGATACTTTTGAAGACGTCGATATGGATACTACCGAAAAATAGGGAGTTTTTTATGACAATGATAGGGATTACAAACGTAGTAAATATAAGCGTTATCATACCGCCTGCAGGGCTTGCTGCATATAGCATCAATAACCTTGTGTGCTTCACAAAAGAAACCCCGGCTGTATCGCTTGGTACCGCTCTATTTGCGGTTTATTCAAGCGCCGCTGATGTTATCACAAACTGGGGATCGGCAAGTGAAACAGCAGCAGCAGCAACAGCGATATTCAGTCAGTCACCAAACATCCTCACAGGTGGTGGTTATTTTATTGTGGTTCCCATGCTTGCTGGGGAAGTCCTTGAGGAAGCAATTACCAGAGCATCTGGCTTGCTTTATTTCGGTGGATGTAGCGCAAACTATACCCTTGGTGTAACTGGCCCAAGTGGATTTACGGGAGCAACCGGGGCAAACTTGGAGGCTCTCAGGGCTGGCGCCGTAGCTCAATCGGCTGGAAAACTTTTGTTCTTGGCTGATTCAGCTGCATCCTCACTTCAGAACGGCGGTTTAGCGTATGAAGTTGATGAGGCATCTTTAAGCATGACACGGGTATTGCACTATGCGAGAGCAACAGGCATAGATGGGTTCAAATGGTCGTATGCAGGCCGTGCAATGAGTACAAACTTTTCGGCCGTGAACACAGCCCAAACCATGAACCTTAAGTCCCTCGCAGGGGTTTCAAGCGATGACGCTATGACACAAACGATATTGACTGCCGCTAAAGCCGTCGGGGCTGACTGTTACGTCAATATCGCAGGTCAGGCATGCGTGATGTCGCACGGAGCAAATGAATTTTTTGATGATGTCTACAATCTCAGGTGGATCATTGGAGCTCTCGAAGTCGCTGGCTTTAACTTCCTGCGCACGTCTGGAACTAAGATCCCACAAACAGAGCAGGGTATGGATGGACTCAAAGGCGCTTATCGTCGCGTTTGTTCTCAATCCGTATCTAATGGTTTCATAGCTCCCGGTGAATGGACAGGATCAGACACCTTTGGTAGTCCAGAGGATTTTAAACGAAACATAACCGATTTTGGCTTTTACATTTATTCCTCGCCTGTAGCTACTCAATCGGTAGCGGATAGAGCGGCAAGGATTGCCCCTACTGTTCAAATTGCTTTGAAATACAGTGGTGCAATTCATTCGACAAATGTGATCGTAAACATCAATAAATAAAGTATAACTGAGAGGATATGACATATGGGCACATTATCGTTACTTGGTTCAGACACCATTAAAATTGGGGATAGAATCTTATCTGATTTTGGTTCAGGGGAAGTGGCAAAGATTTCTTATGCAACTGAGCTTGCGACTGTGAAAACTGGTAAGAACGGCAACACTATTTTTGTTCAGAACGCAAGCGGTTTTCAAGCAGCATTAGAAGTTAAGGTTATCCGAGGTAGTGCCGACGATAAGGCATTGCAAACCTTCCTTACATCGTATCGGTCAAATCCAACCGGGTATTCTGTTCAGAATGCGGAGTTAGTGAAAAAGATCGGGGATGGTGCTGGTGTTGTTTCATCTGATACGTATGTTTTGACGGGCGGTATTCCAACAAAGCAAGTAGAAGTAGTTATCAATACTGAAGGCGATTCCGAGCAAGGAATTAGCGTTTTTACGTGGGTATTCTCATCAAGCGATAGGGCAATCAGTTAATGAGTAAAATAACTTTGCCAAGTGGTTCGATCATAGATATTACCCTACTTCCCTTCGAAGAAGCGTGGGGAGTATCTCAGATCATCACAAAAGAAATTGAAAAGCTAACTCTTGACATTAAAAGCGTTGACTGGAAAGAGTTTAAAATGTCAGACGCTTTAAATCTAAAGAATCCAATTTGCGCTATTTTATCAAGCTCGGCTGTAGTTGATGCAGCAAAGACATGTTTCAAGCGCGTCACATACAACGGGCTTAAAATCGATTCACAGACGTTTGAGAAAAGGGAATTTCGTTCTGACTTCTTGCCTGTAGTTTTCTACGTTTTGAAAGAGAATATCTCCCCTTTTTTCGTAAATCTCTTTTCGTCTTTAAAAGCGAATTGAACGATTCTAACAAACGTGAATCCCCTAAAATAGCTATCAATATGGAAGGCCATCGATTTATAATCATGGAACTAGCGAGTGCTGGCTTTGGTTCTCCAGAAGTGCTTATGAGGGAACGAGTGGACTTGATATGCGATGCTTACGATTATTTGACGTTTAAAAACAAATATGAAAAGCAGTGTTATTTGATTGGAGAAAATAAGAATGAATATAGGTGAATTGTTTTTCAGTTTGGGATTCAAG